CTGTAACAGCGACTTATAGCACAATGCCCAATGCGATTCAGGGTTGCTGTCTGTGGCAGAAGATTTGGCAAAACTCACCTCGCACTTCGTGAGTTAGCAAAGTTCGCAAGTAAACCTAATCAGCGTGTTATCTATGTTGCTCCAAGTTACAAGATGGCAAAAAATATATTGTGGAAAAAGATTAAGCGTAAACTTGTCAGTCTTAATTGGGTAAAGAAGATTAACGAAACTGAACTTAGTTTGGAATTGGTGAATGGCAGTGAGATACAATTAAAAGGTGCTGAGAACTATGACAGTCTGCGTGGAACAGGAAATAATTTCATTGTCATTGACGAAGCCGCAGACATCGCACCTGAAGCGTGGTATGAAGTATTGCGTCCAACATTGAGTGACACTGGAGGACATTGTTTATTTTTGGGAACGCCTAAAGGGATGAACTGGATGAAAGACATTTATGACAATCATCTAACTAAGAATAACTGGATGAGTTTTCAGTTTACTACACTACAAGGTGGCAATGTCCCTGAAGACGAAGTAAAGCAAGCACAGCAAGACTTGGACGCTAGAACATTTAGACAAGAGTATGAAGCAACATTTGAAAACTACAGTGGCATTATCGCATACGCATTTGGTGAACACAATATCCTAAACGCTGATGCTGTGTTACCCACAGAACCTTTAATCGTTGGTTGCGATTTCAATATTAACCCAATGTCAAGTTGCGTGTTTAGAAGAACTAAACAGGGTTTACATTGTATAGATGAAATTGTCATACAGGGTAGTAACACAAATGAATTGGTTGAAGAAATTAGAAACAGATATCCAAAAAACCCAATCACAGTATTCCCAGACAGCAGTGGAGTTCAGCGAAGAACTAGTGCTAATGGCAATACAGATATTAAGATACTTGAGAACGCTGGTTTCGCTGTTAGGTATCACAAGCAACACAGTCAGGTTAAAGATAGAATCAATAGTGCTAACAGTTTATTTTTTCTGCGTGATGATGCTACTACTAGGTTTCACATTGATGCTAAGTGTAAGCATACTATTAAAAGTCTTAGGCAATACGCTTACAAGCCTGACACACAAATTCCAGAAAAGGGAGGAAGCGTAGACTATTCACATATGTTTGACGCACTGACTTACCCTATAGAATTTTTATTCCCTGTTCGCAAAGATGTTGAACAAAGAGAACCACTACGCTTTGGGCATAGATTAGCCTAAATATAACTAACATATTGGAGACTCAACTATGAGCGAGCAAACATTATCACAAGCATACACGAACGCAGTGAGTGCTAATTATCTTTACACCAGACACAAAGACACTTGGCAATTTTTGCTAGATTCGTGGACAGGTGGCGATGACTATCGTCAGGGACAATACCTACAACGATATAACTTGGAAAGTGACAAAGAGTATCAACTACGATTAAAGAATACTCCCTTGGACAATCAGTGTCGCAGTTTAATTTCACTGTATATGAGTTTCTTGTTTAGAGAAGATGCTGAAAGAGAATTTGGCAGTTTACAAAATGATGTCACAGTAGAAGATATGCTAGAAGACGCTGACTTAGATGGCAGAAGTATGAACGCATTTATGAAAGATGTGGCAACATTTGCCAGTGTGCTAGGACATTGTTGGGTGTGTGTGGCAAAGCCCAAGACAACAGCAGTTACCAGAGCAGATGAACAAGCATTAGGTGTTCGTCCTTATCTTAGTTTACACAGCCCACTGACTGTCACTGACTGGACTTGGGAGCAACAACCCAATGGTGGTTATCAACTTAGTTACATCAAGTTAGTAGAAGAAATCAATGACACATTCAGCAAAGTTGTTGAGTGGACAGCAGAAACTATTACAACTACAACTATCAATGTAACAAAGAAGGTAGCACACGAAGTTATAGTAGATATCAACGAACTAGGCAGACTGCCTTTTGTCTGCGTCTACGCTGAAAGAAGTTTGGTGCGTGGATTAGGTAATAGTTTAATCACTGACATAGCAGAACAACAGCGTATGATTTACAATGAACTTGCTGAAGTCTACGATTCAATCAGGTTAGATACTCATCCAAGTTTAGTTGCTACCAGTGAGACTAATGTTCAAGGTGCGTCAGCAGGGCAGGTTATCACTATGCCTGAAAACTTGGACAGCAATTTGAAACCTTATGTTCTTCAGTTCAATGGTGGACAGATTGATAAAATCTACGCAAGTATCAGTGCTAGAAAACAAATGATTGACACAATGGGCAATGTTGGTGCTGTTAGAAGCACACAGAGTAACAATATGAGTGGCATAGCAATTGAGACTGAGTTTCAGTTATTGAACGCTAGACTAAGTAGCATTGCTGACAATTTGGAATTAGGTGAAGAACAGATATGGCAAGAAGTTGCTACTTACTTGAACACAACTTGGGATGGTGAAATTGATTATCCTAGTAACTTTGCGTTAAAGAACGCTGACAATCAACTACAACAATTAACAACTGCTTTAAGTGCTGTTCAAAACACAGAATATAAAACTTGGATTGAAGCAGAGATAATGAAAACAATTGATGTTGAAAGTCCTGAACACGAACTAGTTGAAACACAGGCTGAGTTACAGGCATTGCCACCTGCTGAAGAAACACTAGACGAAGAACAATAATTTATTATAAATATATATACGACAAGATTACTTGTCAACTACTCATTATAGAGGCGATGCGACGATGACAGACAATTCATTGGCTAACACAGAAGTTACTGATACTGCTGAACAAACAAATAATCAGGCTGAAGAAACTACAAAGACTTACACACAACGAGAAGTTGATGATTTACTAGCGAGAACTAAAGGTAGTATTACCAAAAAGATTAGCAGTAAGTATGAAGACTTGGGTGATGCTGACGAACTACGAGCAATCGTAGAACAACACAGAAAGCAACAACAAGACACACAACTTAAAAAGGGTGAGTTTGAAAAAGTTTTACAAGAACTAGCGTCTAAGAAAGACGCTGAGATTAGTAAGCGTGACAGAGTTATTGAAGAATTCAAAATCAATAGTCCAATTTTAGACAGTGCTAGCAGACATCGTGCTGTAGCACCAGAGCAAGTTCAAGCATTGTTGAGAAGCAATGTTAGACTTAATGAATTTGGAGAACCTGAAGTAACAGATAAAGAAGGCAAAGTTAGGTATGCTGACAATGGCAAACCACTATCAGTAGATTCTTATGTCAGTGAATTTTTGACAAAGAACCCACATTTTATCAGTGCTAGTCCTTCTACAACTGCTACTAAAAGTAGTTTGACTAACAGAACTCAAACAGTTGATATCTCTACACTTGATATGAACAACGCTGAACATCGTGCTATCTATAAAGAATATAGACGCACACAAGGTATAAAATAATTTACAAGGAGTCTTAAATGGCTAATACAACTTCCTCAACGCTTTTAACAACATTGATACCCGCAATTGTTGCTGAAGCACTTTTCGTAGCACAAGAACGCAGTTTAATGCGTGGCTTGGTGCGTAACTATACTCTACCAGCAGGTAGTGGTAAAAAAATCACAGTTCCAATTTATCCTGCTCAAGTAGCAAATAATGTTGCTGAGAACACAGACTTACTACCAGAAGCAATCACAACTTTGGGTGCTGACTTAGTAGTTGGTGAAGTAGGTTTGATGACTACTGTAACTGACTTGGCTAGAACTGTAAGTTCAGCAAATGTTATCAGTGATGTTGGTAACTTGTTTGGAACAGCAATTGCTACCAAAATGGACAGAGACTTAACTGGTTTGTTCAGCAGTTTCACTGCTACTGTTGGTGACTTGACTACTAATGGTGGTGTAACACCTGACTTAATTGCTAAAGCGATTATGAAGTTGCGTGGACAAGGTATCCCAATGACAGATGTTGCTGTTGTTCTAAACCCTGATGTCGCATATGATTTCATTAAGACATTGACAAACACATTTACTAACCCTACCAATGGCGTTTTACAAAATGAAGCAATGCTAACTGGTATGGTTGGACGCTTTATGGGTGTTCCAATTTATGTTACAAGCAATGTGTTGAATAATGGCACAGCAGGTGACTATGTTGGTGCTGTTTTCCACAGAGACGCACTAGGTATGGCAATGTTACAAGACATCAAACTAGAAGCACAGCGTGACGCAAGTCTTCGTGCTGACGAGTTAGTCGCTACAGCAGTATATGGCAAAGGCATTTTATACAATGCTTATGGTGTAGGTATCTTAGGCGATACTTCATTGTAATTGAAAGGATAACTAGCAGATGGCATTTTATTATATCAACCAAACTTTCCAAAGTTTTGCTGTTTACGCAGATGTTACTGCTAGGGACACTAGATTCTTTGAAGCAAATGAAGGTATGACTGAGCAAGTGGTAAATCCATTGCTTGCTCAGTCTAGTCAGCGTATTTTATCGCAGATAAAGAACACTGATTGGTGGAAAAATTATCAGTTTGACAGAAATGTTAATCTTAAACACGATTTGAGATTGATACCAGATGTTCAACCTGACAATATTAAAGGCAAAGAACAAGAATTCAAAGACTTAAACATTTTTTTATGTTTGGCTGAATATCTACTACCAAAAGTAGCAGACTTTGGCAACCCTGAAAGTGCTGAAGTTGCGAAAATGAAGTTCTATGTTGACGCTTACAATAACTTATTCAACTTAGTTATTCAAAGTGGTGACTGGTATGACTTTAATAGTGGTGGCACAATATCCACTGATGAAAAATCACCTACATACACTAACAGAGTGAGAACAAGATGAGACAAGCATTACTAAATTATTTGACACCTGCCTTAACAGGCACTATCAAAACTAGTAATGAACTACCCTTTGAACAAGGTGGTAGTGCTTTATACATCAAAAATATGCGTAAAGTATATTTGGATGAACCAGAAGTAGAACAGACGCAACTCTTAACTACTTTTGATGAAGATGTCAATCAAAATATCACCACTGTGCGTGGATACCTAGCAGTTGACGCAAAGAACAGAAACATTGATTTAGACTCAGCCTTGTTAACTCTTGCTTTGGCAAGAATTCAAGCAGATATCTCAAGTTCTTTTAGAAAAGAATTTGACTATACCACAACTATAGATGATGACAAAATCATTTATGAGTTTGAGTATAGATTTTATACATTAGCATAAGGAAAAAGCAAAATGGCTTCATATATTAACGCTACATCAGCGAAAAATCGTGTAAAGTTATTGATTGTAAAGAAATCAGCGATTGCGGCATTTGCCACAACAGGCAAACCTGTTCAAGCAGACTTCTATACAGCAACTAACAACACAACAGGTGAGATTACAACAAAAGTAAACAAGCCTGTAGAACTAAGTGGATTACAAGATGTAACCATTAACAACTCCAATGGTAGTTTTCGTTGGAAGCAGTTGGACTTATCAGGCGAGTCAGTTATCACAACAAACGCTACAAACAGTTTGAGTGGTAATTTCGTTTTGGATACCACAGATTTCTGGGGAACAACTACTGCGACATTTACCACAGATGCTGGAACAGCAACTGGCGATGGTATCTTCAAAATGTCTAACGACAGAACTGAAGTTGCTTTCTTAATTGCCCCAAGTGGTGCGATTGATGGTGAAACAGTAATTATGGGAACAGGATTCATTTCTGCCCTAGCACCTACAGTTTCAGCAGATAGTCCAGTTTGGGTAAGCCCAATTACCATTGAAGTTAATGGTGACTACGAGAGAGCACTTGTTGAAGCAGGTGTCTAATCTTTAACCAAGATTAACATTAAACCTGCTTTGGCAGGTTTTTTGTTGTGTATCATTGACAAAACAAACAAAATAATCTGTGATTTGTCTGTTAATTATGTAACGAAACTCTCTTATATATATAAGAGTAATTCGTGACATTTTTACCTATACACATACCAACAAACAAAGTATAAATACATACAACACAAGGAGGTGTTATGATGATTTTTGATAAGTTAAGTGACAAAGACATTTTGCTGAGTATGATTGCTGAGACAGCAAAGTCATTGGCAGAAGTCAAATGTTTACGCAAAGATGCTGAACAAGTAGAAGCAAGATTACGATTTAATCTAAGTGCCCTACACTATTTGAATGATAAGACTGGAGATTTGGAATGGGAATGAAACTAACACAACTGGCTAGCAAGCCACAACTAATTAAAATAACTTTAGAAACTTTTGAATTAAAAGAAAAGTATGGTGATGAACTAGAGTTTTGGATTATGGACAGACAACCTATTGAACAGTTCATCAAAATGGCAACATTGGGTGCTGACAATTATGGTGAAATGATTAGAATGGTAAATGGATTGGTGCTTGATGAAACTGGCGCACCTGCTATGAAAGAAGGCGAAGCATTGCCCAATGATGTAATGTTAGCAGTGATTGGAGCAGTAGTAGAACGCTTGGGAAAGTAACAAACGAAAAACTTGGTGAAAAGAGTGTAGAACTTAGTATGGTAATGTTGATTGACACAGTAGCAGAACGATATGGATTATTACCCAGTGAGGTAATGAGTCGTGCTAATACTTTTGATGTCTTCATTGCTGATACTGCCATAGGTTATAGAAACCTAGTTCAAGAACGAGCAATGAATGGTGGCAAAGATGTTATACCAGAATTGACTGAACAAGAATTATTGGATATAAAGAATGGCAAAAGTTAACCTAGCAAGTTTTAATAAACAAATGACAAATCTAAAGCGTAATGCCCAAGATTTGTCAAAGGGTGCTTATGAAGTTTTCGTAGATAACACACCTGAGAACACTGGCAATGCTAAACGCAAGACAAGATTACAGGGTGACAAGATTATTGCTGACTATAATTATAGTCAAAAGTTAGATGAAGGTTACAGTAGGAAGAAACCAAAAGGTATGACAGCACCTACTGAACAGTGGATTGAAGAAGAACTCAATCGCAAAAACAAAGGATTATGATATGGCTAGCAACATTCGTGTAGTATTAGAGATAGACAATAAAAAATATCTTGCTGACTTAAAAACAGCAGAAGCAGGGACAAAAACATTTACTGCTAGTGCTGAAAGAAACATTGGTGGATTAACTGGTGCGTTTGGTAAAGTTGGTGGTGGTATTGACTTACTCAACAAGCGAATGATTGGATTGAAAAGCGTTATCGCAAGTCTGGCATTTGGTGCTATTGGCAGAAGTGCTATACAAATGGCAGACGCACTCAAAGATTTAAGTGACAGCAGTGGTATTGCTGTAAGCAGATTAGATGAAATTAGAAACGCACTAGGACAAGCAGGTGGTGAAGCAGAACAAATGCCCACTGCTATCAGTGCGTTCTTGCGTAGTTTAGATGAAGCCGCAAATGGTAGCGTATCAGCACAAAACAATTTTCAAAAACTTAATGTTACATTAAATGATTTACGCAGACTTGGTGAAGAAGATTTATTAGTAAAAACATTACAGGGAATTGCCGCATTGCCCACTGCCACTGAACGAGCAACAGCAATGATGAACAACTTTGGTAAATCATTCAAAACAGTTGATGCTAAAACAATGTTAGAAGAACTACAAAAAGTTTCAGGCACAGGTGATAGATATGCTGAAAGTATCAAACGAGCCGCAGAATTAAATGACGCATTGGCAAAGTCACAGGCTAATCTTAAACTAGCATTGCTTGAAGCATTTAGTCAACCAATTCAACAATTTAATAAATTCATTGAACAAATTAACAATGGAACAAAAACAATGGACAACTTAGTCAATGCTATTAAAGCAGTTGGTGTTGCTTTGGTTGTAGCATTTTCAGCAAGTATTGGTATTGGTTTCGTAGCAAGTCTGGGAACTATGCTACGAGGTATAAGTGCTATTACAGCAATGGTTGGATTAGGAGCATTACCTGCTTGGTTTATTGGTGCTTCAGGTGCTGCCGCTAGATTTTTACCTATGTTGCGAGCACTTGTTTTATTAGGTAGTGCCTTTGTGGGTATATTTGCCGCAAGTCAAATATTTGATGACTTTGCCAGTGTAGCAATAAACGCATTTCAAAGAATCAGCGAAGCAATATTAAACTTTATTGGTGATTTATTAAATGGATT